AGTAATGCGTCAACAGCTAATTGCTCTTTGATTTCATAATATGAGCATTCACCTTTTGTTCTGCATAGACGGAGAATTGTCCGTTTAACAGTTTGATGACTCTCGTTTTCATTAAGTTCTTGTTTGAGGTGCTCATTGGATCCATAATAGCTCTTCCAATCAGATTCCTTCTTAACTCTTTTTTTCTTGCCTTTGACACGACGAGTTGTAGTGGACCAGAAGAACTTCTTTCCAATGTATTTTTTATTTGTAGAGGGATTTTCGAGTAGATATACAAAGCCATGGAAGTCACCAATCTGGTCACTGTCAAAAGGCTTTCCATCATAAATCCAAGTATTTTCATAATCAGTCATACAACTATTTAGTCGTATTCTTCATCGTCATCTATTGGTGATCCACAACTTGGACAATATGTGATTCTGTATAAATGATACTCTGCGTTCAGTATATCAACATCAAAATCACAATTACAGTTGTCGCAATGGTGTTCACCCATTATAGACTCATTCCTTTAAATGTATTATCATCTACGTCTTTTTTAACACCACCAATAACATAAGATGTAATCTCAGTCTCTTGTGGTGCTACTTGTACATCTTGACCTTGAATCCATTTCTGTGTCCAAGGAAGAGGATTTGATCCACCTTTGTAAGGTGAAGGGACTTGAGCACTCAACATACGTTTGTGTCCGATCCACTCAATGTAGTTGCCAAGCAGTTCTGCATTCAAGCCAATCATCGAACCATCTTTGAACAGATACTCTGCCCAACGCTTCTCTTGTTCGATAGCATCAACAAACATTTGTACATTGTTGTCAGATTCTTCTTTTGCTATCTTCGCAAAGTCTTTATCATCTTTGACCAGAACTTTGAGAAGGGTCTGAGTGGAAGCAAGATGTAAGTTCTCATCGCGAGCAATGAGCTTGATAATCTTGGCATTTCCTTCCATCTTTTTGAGTTCGGCAAACGCCCACGAACAAGCAAACGATACATAAAAACGTACACCTTCCAAGATGCGGACTGACATAATACAATTCCAGATCTTACGCTTGAGCTCATATTTGTTAATGTCGATCTCTTCAGCGGTTGTACTATTAGCTCTAACGAGTCTATGCACGCCCTCACCGAGTAGATTATACCAACTAGTATATTCAATGAGATCGTCATAGTACTTGCTGATTTGATCCGAGCAGTTAACAATTTGTTTAATGTCGAGCATCTCATCGAACACAACACTAGGGTCAGCGTAAACGTTTCTGATAATGTGAGTGTACGACCTTGAGTGAATAGTTTCAAAGAATGACCAGGTTTCAATCCACGTTTCAATCTCTGGTAGAGAGATGATAGGTAGGAATGCAACATTGGGATNNGGACTTCTCCCCTGAACACTGTCTAACAGAATCTGTCTCTTTAGATTCGAGGTGAAAATATGTTGCTCATGGTCAGACAGTGCCTTGAAGTCTTTAGCATCACGCAAAGCATCAATCTCTTCTGGTCTCCAGAAGAAACCTAACTGTTTATCAGTTAGCTTTTCAAATGTAGGATACTTTTGCTTATCGTAGCGAGCAACGTTCACAGCGTCATCTAAGAACACTTTGGCGAGGGTTGGGTCACTTTTCTTTTTATTGAAAACAGAATATTGCATGATTACTTTCTTACAAAGTTAAACGCGAGGGATATACGGGTATTGTCGGTTTTGTTTGGACGAACCTTATGTTGTACATATGATGGGAACAACAAAAGCCGTCCTACGGTAGGAGTATATATGTTATTCGACCTGCTCGAAACACGGCCAAACTCAAAATATCTTGCAGCATCGAAAGGATTTATGAACACAATATCTCCATCGTCGCCGTTGGTCTGATAATAATATACACCAGAGATCTGAGCACTATAATCAGAGTTTGGTTCTGTCACATGGTCATGGGCAAATTGAAAGCTGCCCTTTTGACTGAAGTTGAACCAAGAGCTATGAAGGTCTACATTGTAGTCAAAGAATGAGCAATACTTCTCGACGTGCTTTAGTATCACTTCTTTAGTAGTAGTAAGTTCAAAAAGATCCAAGTCGTTGGCATTCTGCTTATCTGGATCATACTTGAATGTTGTATTGATATTGTCGTCCCAAACATTACTCTCAGCACGCCATTTGATATCAGTTATTTTGTTCGCAATCTCAGTCTGCACAGCATCAAGTTCATCTCCCTTGATGTCGTGACAGTAGCCAGGAATGGAAAACCAGTTCTGAAGTCCCATTAGATCTTACAGCTATCACAATCTTCGTCGTCGAGCTCGCCAGCAGCAAGAGGTGTCTCTTCAATATCCATCTCACCTGCGCCATCGAATGTATTGAAATAGTATAGCTGCTTCCCTCCATATTTGTAGAACATAACCATATGCTGTAACATCTCTGACATTGGAATCTTCTCACCATCATAGAACTGTGGATTGTAGGATGTGTTAACAGAGATGCCTTGGTCAATATATTTTTGCAAGACAGCCATAATCTTCAGATAGCCTTCAGGTGACTCTTGGTCCCATAATAACTCATACTTGTTCTTCAGATGACGATACTCAGGAACAACTTGCTTGAGGATACCATCTTTAGATTGTTTGATTGTAATGTATGAGCGTACTGGCTCGATACCATTTGTAGAATTACTAATCTGAGCAGACGTCTCAGCAGGCATCAAAGCCATTAGTGTTGAGTTACGAATACCAAAACGTTTTGCATTATCTCTCAAATCTTTCCACGGCATACGTTCCTTATGAGGAATTAACTCATCAACATCTTTCTTGTATGTATCGTTAGGCATACGACCGTGGAAGTATTGAGTATGAGGTGCAAGAGGACATGGTGCCTTCTCTTCAGCAAGATCCACTGACGCTTTGATTAGATAATACGACCAAGCCTCAGCATACTCATCAATCAGATCAAGATCTGGATTAGTATAGTTGGTTCCATTCTTAGCCAACCAATATGCAAAGTTGATAATCCCAACGCCGAGCGGACGTCTGTTCTTTGTCGACTTCTCCGCAGCTGGAACAGGATACTCTTGATAATCAAGTAGAGCATCCAATGCACGAACAGCGAGTGTGCATGGTCGTTCAAAGTCTTCTGGCTTCTTGATAAGACCCCAGTTGATAGCTGACAATGTGCAGAGACTAATCTCACCTTCTTCATCAAACACATGCTTCAATGGTTTCGTTGGAAGGTTAATCTCACAGCAAAGGTTAGATTGTCTGATAGGAGCTGCTTCCTTTACAAATGCACCATGGTCATTGGCATGGTCGACATTCATCAGATAGATTCGACCTGTGTCTTTACGTTCTTGCATGAAAGCAGAGAACAGATCAGAAGCCTTTACTGTTTTCTTTCTGATAGACGTTTTTCTCTCGCACGCTTCGTATAATTCTCTAAACTTATCAGCGTCGGTGAAAAATGATTCATATAACTCTGGAACGTCGTGAGGGCTAAAAAGAGTAATGTCTCCCCCAGTGAGTAGTCTTTCGTACATGACTTTGTTGAATTGTACACCATAATCTAAATGCCTTACTCTGTTGTCTTCTGTTCCTTTGTTGTTCTTGAGGACCAAAAGGTCTTCAACTTCGAGATGCCAGATTGGATAGTAGAGGGTAGCTGCACCTCCCCTGACACCACCTTGC